CCCCGCCATGGGCGCCGAGGTGCTGGAGGAAACGGAGTTCCGGCCCATGTTCGATGCCTGCAAGCGCAGCCTTGGCGGCAAACGCGTGGCGCTGTTCGGCTCCTACGGCTGGGGCGACGGCGAGTGGATGCGTACTTGGGAGAGGGACTGCGACAGCGCAGGGGTGAACCTCGTTTGCGAGAGCGTGATCTGCACGGAGACTCCCGACGATGCGGCACTTGACGCCTGCCGTGCCTTGGGCAAGGCGTTGGTGGAGTGAGAAATGATGCCCGCCGCTGACGGTAACTTCAGCGGCAGCTTGCGCGGGTTGCATTTGCCAAACAGCCCATCAGAAAAGGCAGGGACACCTCTTGCGGTGTTCCTGTCTTGCGCTGTATAGCGATGCTTGGAGTATTGAAAAAGAATATGCGCAACATTGTTCTGTTTATCATCCTCGGTGCGCTCTGGTGGGGTGCACGTCAGAAAGAACACTTCCGCCGTTGGGTAGAGTATTTGTTTTTGATTCCCATCGCCTATAGGTTGTGTCATCTTTGCGTGCTGGGCTTCCGAACTGTCTCTTACTCAGAATGGCGTGACTTTCAGCTTATTCTTGCTGTCGGCGTACTCCTTTACCGTGCCATGTTGCTGGCATTGAACATTTTTTACACCGGAAAAGAGTTTTTGAGCATACGCAGAAAGGATCATAGATGATGTTCGGATCTTCTGCAGCAGGTTCATCCTTACCCGTTTTTTGCCATGGCGTTTGATGTGATGCCTGCCTCACGACGAAGTGTGGTTTTGTTGATTTTCTTATCAATCATCAGTTTCCAAAGCCTGTTGTATGAATAAGCCATCGTGGCTTCCTCCGTTTCTGATTCTGCCTTGGTGAATGGCACATCAAGGTTTTGATTATTATTCCACATAATCGCCCTATTTTCAACAGACTTCAGCATATTTCAAAATAAAATCTATTATCTCAACCGGAACGAACAGAAGGGAAAACTTGAGCCTGTCACTGCCTTCCCATGCAGATATACTCTTATTTAAGGCTCTTTATCTGCGTGGTTTTATGGTTCAAGTCCTACCTCTTAAACACTTTTGTCTTTTCTGCGGAGCAAAGAAACGCAAAAAGTACACCGGTGTTTTCGGGCAATTTCTGCCGCTGAAAGCAAAAAATCGAGCTCCGTAGCAGCCAATCGACCGCTCCAAAGCCCGTTTTTGTAATATTCGCCCTGTGTTTTGCCCTGAAAGCAAGAAAAAACCTCTCTTGTCTTGGCAGACAAAAGAGGTTTCTTTTATGTGAAAGAGCGCCGTAATGATACGAAAACCTATGGAAAAACGCCAAAAAGATAACCGCCAGCGGGTTGTGCTTTTCCCACCGGCGGTTCGTTTTCTCATTTCACGTATTCCTGCTCGATTGCCACGCCGCATTTGAATTCGACCACAATGCCGTCGTTCCTGACGTGTATCCTGTCGACAAGCATTTTCATGGTTGTGCCGTCAACCGTGGTGAGCGTATCACTTTGCATCGTTTGCTCTATGAATGTATCAAGCCACAGCCTGACCTCAGCATATTTGGCTGCCGTTCCTTGCAGCTCGTTGCGCTCTGCCTCCAGTTCCTTCATCCGCTCACTGTACTCTTTGACCCGTGATGCATATTCTACCGACCCAATTTCCATCCGCTGCTTTGCTTTGTGCAGTGCGAGCGCGGCTTCTTGCAGCTGAATGGTTTCTTCATCGATCCTATCCATAGCTGCTTTGTTTTCCGGTTCCAATGCGAGCTCAGCGCCGTCCCTCACCGCCTCCACTACTTCTTCAGCGCTATCGACGAGCCTTCGCATTGCGGTGAGGTAAGTTGCCTCTAACACATCTTCGTTGACATGATGACTGTCGCATACTGCTCGACCATTGCTTATCCTATTGCAGCAACCCCATGATGCCGTCCGCTTTCCACTGCCCATTGTTCGTACCTGCCTGCGAAGCTTGGATCCGCAGATACCGCATACGAGCATCCCGCTGAATGGATAGCGACTGCTATACCTGCCGCCACCGACCTTATTGTCATTTGCATCTCTTCTTCGCTGCATCTCTTGCTGTGCCAGATCGAACAACGCTTTTTCAATGATTGCTGGGTGCGATCCTTCGACATAGTAGATCGGCGCTTTCTTGCCGTCGTTTTTCTGTCGGTACTTTGTGAGCACGTCCGGTTTGAACGTCTTGCCGAGTAGTGCATTGCCTGTATATTTCTCATTCGTGAGGATGCTCTCGATGACATTGTGCCGCCAGCTTTCCCTGCCGAGCTTGGTTTTGACTCCATCTGCCTGTAGCCGTTTCGCGATCTGCGTGATAGAGTACCCAGCGATGAACTCTCGGTATATTCTCCTGACGATTTCCGCCTCTTCTTCGTTGATCTCATATACATCGTGGCCTTCGTCATCTTTTCCAATCTTTCGGTATCCGAGCATGAGCCCTGTATTCAGTATGATGTCGCCTTTCTGGAACTTCCGCTGCCATGCCCACTTAATGTTGCTGCTGATCGTGCGGCTTTCCTGTTCGGCCATAGCCGCGAGGATTGTCAGGAGTACTTCGCCTCCGGGTGTTAGCGTGTCAATGTTCTCACTCTCGAAGTACACGCTGATTCCGAGATCCTTGAGCTCCCTGATGTATTGCAACGCATCGACAGTATTCCGAGCGAAGCGGCTGATACTCTTGACCAGCACCTTCTTGATTTTTCCGGCGCGACAGTCCTCAATCATACGGAGAAAGTCCGGCCTTTTTTCTGCTCGCGTCCCGCTGATGCCGGGATCCGCATAGACATCAACGAACTGCCAATCCGGTTTTGAGTAGATCAGCTGTTTGTAGTGCTCGACCTGCCGCTCGAAGCTGTCCTCCTGTTCTTCTTTTTCGGTGGACACTCGGGCGTATGCCGCCACCTGCAGCCGCTCAGATTGGTTATCCGCCACATCGATAAACATCTGCGGCATAGTTCGTACTACTCTTCTTGTCGCCGTTGCCATTATGACTCCTCCTTCTTTTTGTTCCACCCGACTTTGTTTCCGGGCTGACCATTATCGTAGGTGCGTGTAATTTTCGCACCGTTATAGAACACGAAGGTCACCGTGAACATTGTCACGACGACCTTCGATAGAAATCGTTTTGTTTTTTCTTCGCTGAATTCTGTAATCGGCACATACTCGCTTTCGGGCACACGTTTTGCCCTGCGTTCAGATATCTTTTCACTGATGTCAGTGATCTGCATTTTGACGCTTTTGCGTTCTTCCTCGTATGCTGCTTTCGTGATCAGCCTCTGCATCATGAGCTCTGCGAGCTCCTGCTCCTGCTGCCGCAGGTCTTCGAGCACTTCCTGCAGTGCTACCATTGAATCGCCCTGCGGCCTGCGCTCGATAAATTCATTGTAGGCGGATATGAATTTCTCCTTGAGCACAGTGTCCTTGATTCGGCTGTTGCCGCAGGCTTTTTTTCCATCTCTCAGATATGTGCGGCATGCCCAGATGTCTGTCTGCCATTTGCACTGGCTGTTATTGACCTTGTGCAGATAATTTTTCCCGCAGCAGCCGCATTCTATCATGCCGGTGAAGCTGTGTGCGATTCTTGTCCGGCAGTGGTTTCTGCTGCGCTCTTCCAGTATGCGCTGTGCGGCTTCCCACATATCTTTATCAACGATTGCCTCATGGGTGCCTTCCATGTAGTAGCGAGGCGCATATTCGGCGTTTGGGTTCTTATGGTATTCCCCAAAGTGCCTGACCGATTTCCCCATGATTACATCGCCCTTGTACTTTTCGTTTCGCAGTAAGCCGATGATGTGCTTTGCATCCCACGGATACCCATTCCGGCTTTGGACGCCTGCTGCATTGAGCGCATCCGCAATTCTCTTTGACCCAATGCCGCCGTCCACGTAGGATTCGTAGATGTATCGAATTACTGCCGCCTCTTCTGGCACAATCTCCAATTCGTTATCCGCTGTCAGCTTCAGGCCGAAGAGCCCGCTGCCGACGCTGATCCAGCCATTTTCGCAGCGACGTTGTATTGACCAGCGCTGTCGTGCCGAATCTACCTCCAGATCGTTTTCTGCGATCGTCGCTGCGATCGTCAAGAAGATTTCGCTTGTCGGCTGGAATGTGTGGATGTTTTCGTTTTCAAACACCACCTCGATACCGAGGTCGCGGAGTTCTCTGACAGCTTCTAACAGCTGCGTTGTATTCCGTGCGAAGCGGGATACGGATTTCGTATAGATTTTGTCGAACTTATGCTCCCGTGCATCCTGCATCATCACAAGGAATTTTGGACGCTTTTGTACGCTGTGTCCGCTGATGCCCTTGTCTGCATAGATACCAATGAGCTCTGTATCCGGGTCATCTTCGAATGCACTCTGCCAGTAGTGTTCTTGGAATTCATAGCTATGCAGCTGTGCATCTCGCTCTGTCGATACGCGGATATATGCGACCGCCCGTGCTTTTTCCATGTCGTTCTTTCTCCTTTCTATGTGCTGGACTCGAACCAACGTATTTTTTTACCCCCGCCATTGGAGGCGGGGGTAAAGATACCAGAGGACTTTTAGAAAGTCCAGCCCAAAAGCGAAAGAACACAAAGAATTATCAACTTGCCTTTCTAAGGGCTTTCTGGCTGCTGTTATTGATTTTTTCGCGCTGTTTCTGTGTGATCAGCCCTTTTACCCAGAGCTGTGTAGTGATCGCTTCAGCCAACGCGATTTTCACCTTTGTCCTATCACTCATGGCTGCACCTCACTTACTTCTGCGGGATCCTAAGTTTCTGCCCCGTATAGATGACAGACGATTTAAGGCCATTGAGCTTAACGATCTCTGTGTAGCGGGCTCCGTTTGCGAGGTAGGACTTTGCAATTCCCCAGAGCGTGTCACCATGCACCACGGTGTGGATGCGGTAATCCTCGGAGGGCTTCGTGCCTGCCACGGCGAGCGCAGAGGTCTTGACCGGCGACATGATGGCGTACTTACCGAACTCGTCCTTGTTGATGACCGTGCGGTCGCCGCTGACCTCTACCACATACCAGCGGAGCTTCTTCACCCAGCCGGGAATGGCTTTGCCGTTATAGTAGGTGCTGCCCGTGATGGTCACGAGGTCACCGACCTTGATAGACCCGGTGGGCTTGGCGGGTTCGGCAGGCTTTACATCACCGCCGAGAGCTGCCGTGACCTTGGATGCCAAATCGCCCATGCGGGCATACATCCAGTTGCCGGGACAGGTTTTATTCGCAAACCACCGATGGACGGTCAGAACCATCTCGTCGGATTTCGGGGTGTAGTTCAGCGTCTTGGCCTTATCTCCAAGCCAGAGCAACTTGGTTTTGCCGTTGCGCTTGCAGATGTCGGTGCAAAGCTCAATGAGCCGCTGGTACACCACATCCTTGAACGCATACGGCTCGGTATTGTCGCTGGCGCACTCAATGGTGACGGCTCTCTGGTCGTTGGCTGCGGAGGAGGAGCACCAGGAGCGGTTTTTCTCTTCCACATACATTCCGACCCGACCATCGACACCGATGCCGTAGTTGCTGCTTGCCTGCCGTGAGGTCGGCAAGAAGATGTTGCCGAGCGTTTCCACACTGCACTGACCCACCACGCAGTGAGGCGTGATGCGGTCAATGCTGTGGGTACGCTGCCCGGAGTGGTTCGGGCTGAGTTTGGTGTAGGACACTAAAGAACTGTTCGTGTAAGCCATATTATTCGTCCTCCTTTTCGGCACGGTCATGAAGCTGCTCCAGCACGGATTTCAGCTTCTGCGGAATGGGCAGTCCCAGGTATGCGGCGTTCTCCAACAGGGACACACCCTCATTCGACAGGTAGAAGAAAATGACGGCGGTACGCATCACCGAGCCGCTGCCGATGACGCGGGTGTCGAGAATATGCCCGATGCCGACCAGGGCGAAGATGAGCACCTTTTTGAAAATGCCCTTGAAGCCGACTTCGCTGGACAGCTTCTTGTCCACCACGGCGCACATGATGCCGGTGATGTAGTCGATGACTACGAAAGCCAGAAGCGCATAAAGCAAGCCGTCACATCCTCCCAAGAACCATCCCAGCCAGCCGCCGATTCCGGCGAACACCACCTGAATGGTCGTCCAGAATTCTTTCATGTTGTTTGTCCTCCTTTGAAATTAAAAATGGGTATGAAAAAAGTGACGCCGGAGCGTCACACTTTTCCGATAGCATAAATCGATATTTTGTAGGTTGCCGAAGGTACCGTATTTGGTCTTACGGCAAATATCTTTCCGGGGTTGGTCGTTGTAGACCAGCTACTTGAACTGCCACGCTCCACAAACATGGCGTAGTTGCTGTTCTCCGTGGAGATATGGACATGGGGAATTTCCGCGAAGGTAAACGGAAAATTAGGGAGCGCAATTGCGCCGCTCTCATAGAGCACGCCCCATGCCGTCGAAATGGCGGTCGTAAAGGAATACTGACCCCAACATTCCACTGTACCGCTTTTCCATTTGCGGTAATTCCAGATGCCGCTTGTCCCTTGCTGAATGACAAAATCTGCGAGGGGTGAGCCATCAACACGCATATCCCCGGCAACATCCAGCATGGCTTGTGGCTCCGGCGTGTTGATGCCGACCTTCTTTTTCCGAAGCGCAATGAGCGGTGTACCCTGCGGGACAGTAAAATACAGATCCAGACTGCTCAAAGAATAGAGCTTGTCTTGGATCTGCAAATGGAAGTCGTAGGAACTGTTGGCATCCAGATTGCACAGTTCCAAATTGGAGTAGCTGAAAGAGGTTCCGCTTTTTGTCGTGCCGGAATAGATGCTGGTGTAGCTGCCGTAGCTGCTCTCACTGGTTTTCTTGTACCGATACCGCACATAAACCACGCTGTTTTTCTGCGTCCCGTCTACGTTCACAGCAGAAATAGAGCCACTGAATTTGAGCTGCATTTCCGCTTCGATATCGTTGGTTCGTCGGAGCGTTATCGAGGATATTTTCGGCTTGGTGTACGGAATGACCGTCACCGTCTGTGAAGTTTCGGCGGTGTAGCCGCGGGAGTCTGTGACCGAGAGCGTGACCGTCACACTGCCGGACTTGGCGATCTTTCCGATTGTGATAGCAGACCCAGTTGAATTAGATGCGGATAAACCGTTGCAGGAAGCCGTGTAATTAGAGATGGACGCCCCGTTCTTCGCAGTCGCCGTTCCGGGCGTGACCTTGAGGGTCGAGTAGTCCTGCACGAATAGCTGGTCGTTGCCCGTGAGGTTCTTTGTGGTCGTGTAGCTGTCGGCATAAGTGAATCCGCTTATGGTCGGAGCGGAATTGGTCGCCGTGGTCAGTACCGTGGCGGTCTTGCTTGAAGTACTGCCGATCTGCGTAGACCCGCTGTAGGACGAAACCGCAAAAGTGCCGGTGAACGACTTGATGGATGCCATTGCATTCAGCAGTGCCGTCCTCTGCGCCGATGTCAGCGTGACTGTGCGGTTCGCAGTGCCCTTCGACCAGGAAAGCCCGGAAATAGTCAGGATGGTCGCGCTGCCGTTTTTGAGCACCAGCGTATTGGTGTAGGAGGCTTCGTACACGGTCACATTGATGGTAATGGAAACCGTGGCATTGTCCGCCGTCACCGTGTTGACACTATTCACCACAGCACCGCCCAGCGTCTTGACCGTGGAACTGCCGGAAGTGCCGTAGACATGGTTGTACTGCCGCCTTGCTCTGACCCTCACCGTGTAGCTGGTGTTCGGCGAAAGCGAGGAGAGCGTTATACTTGCACTTGTCCCTGCAGTTGTTGAGAACTGCGTCCAACCTGAGCCGCCGTTTGTACTGTACTGCCAGACGTCCGCCGTGGCAGAGGATGTAGCGGAGATTTTGAACCCGTTTGCCGTGACATTCGATGTACTGAATGTAACTGTGGGAGCAGAGCGGTCAATGGTAGTCAGCGTCATGCTGCCGCCGTATTCCTGTGAACCGTAGATATAAACACGGGTCGAGAATCCGACCGCAATCGTTTTGCTGCCGTTGCTGTCGTGAGCCACAGTAATCGTGCCACTGACAGAACCTTTCTTTGCCGGGAAAACACGGTCATCCCAATAGGTACGGCCCTTTGAGTATACGGTCGTACCATTGATCGTTACAGTGGTCGTGTCTATGGTGTAATATGTGGAAGCACCACCGGCAGAGGTCAGCGTCCAGGAAAGTGTCGAGCTGTTACCGACCACATTCACGCTTTCTGAAATGTCCAGTTGAAGATAGCGCCCATCGTATGCCGCGCTTTTCCAAGTTGCCATAGCTTTCCCTCCTTAATCCAGAATGACGATGTTCAACCCCTCGGATGCCGTCGGCATCGGGACAAACTTCGTTTTGCCCACGGTCAGCTCGCCGTCCACCGTGGTTTTCTTGGTTTGCGTTTCGTCCTTGTTCAGGGTGAAAATCACCTCGTCGTTGTAATAACCGGCGAACTCCGTGTTCGTGATAACCGTCCGCTGGGACGATGCGCTGTTGGATACCTCAATGCCCCGCTTATCGATCTTGACCTCCTGAGTGTAGATCTCGTTGGGAGCAGGCGTCCACTTTCGGGGAATCGCTCCTTCGGAGATCATGATGTCGGCGAGATAAATGGACGCATCCCGACAGTAGCAGTAAATACGCAACGTGGGGTCGGTCACATCCGTGAGCGTTACGGAGTAATCCGTCCAGTCAAACGCCGTGGACTTATTGAACAGGTACTTGGTTTTGTTCCCGTTGTAGGTCACATAGAAATACCCGGACATGGTCGAGGTTTTCTTTGCCCGAACCGAGATCGTATAAGTGCCGGGAACCACCCCTCGGATGTACTGCGACAACGAGGAGTATGCGCCCAGCACAAAGCAGGAGTCGGAAATGGTGTTGTTTTGCGTATCTGTGGAGGCATCCGTTTTCACCGTACCGGAGTAGCTCCAATCGTCCGTGATGCCGTTCAACCCGGAGGAATTCTGCACATAGTTGATGCCGCCGATGTACTGCTCCTGCATAGTGACGGACAGTCCATCCACCGTGTGTTCCAATTCCGAAACACGGCTTTCGGAGTTCATCACCCGTTCCTCCAGGACGCCCTGGTCGTTGGACACCGTTTCCACGGTTTCGGTGAGGGTCGCCACATAGCTGTTCAGCCCGTCGATGGTCTGCTGAAACTGTGCGTCCTTCTCGGTCAGAATGGAAATGGTGGTGCGGATCGTTTCAATGTCGTTCTGCACCACCCATTCGTTTCCGTCCCATATCTTCGTCTCCGGCGGGGTCACAGAGGTGTCCACCCAGAGCTGCCCCTCATAGGGGTTCTCCGGCGGTGTGTCCGAGGTGACCACATCGCAGAGACTGATAATCGTGAACTGTGCTGATGCGATCATCTCACCACCTCCTCAAAGCGCCACAACGACCATAAAGGTTGCCTTGGTATCCACATCGGCGCTGGACACCGACAGGGTCTTGCCGGTCTTGCTGCCGTTGGTACCCCAAGAGGTATCGACAACACCGTCTTTGTTGTACTTCGTCCAGGTGTAACTGCCGTTCCCGGCCGCATCCACCTCGGAGCCCGCCTGATAGCAGACAGCGGTCAGCACAGTCGTGCCCTGGCCGTTCTTGAATACATCGCCGCCCGTTGAGGTGACGATGATCTGCAGCGGGTCGGAGTTGTCGATGAAGGTCGCCACATCGAAAAACTTCGTGTTATAAGAAGCCGATGCGGAATCCGTGTCCTGGGCACAGCACTTGAACACGGCGTAGCTGTTCACCGCTGCGGCGTAGACCGTGAGGGTATTGGTGGCCGTGCCGGTGTATTTGTCGGCGGTATCCGAGAGCTTGCGCCAGCCGATGCCGAAGTCTGCATCATAGCCGGTGGAAGAAGTAGCGGTGACGGAAGCGTCCATGACCGCCCACTTGTAGCTGACCTTGGTGGTGTCTACCGTAGAGCCGCGCCACAGCTCGGCCTTGGCGGTCAGACTGGCGACCTCCTCATTCTTGAACACATTTCCGTTGGGTGTAGTGACCAGCAGGTCGACGATGCCGGAACCGTTGACCACACGGGAGAAAGAAATGGTCAGCGGATGAGTCAGCGACAGACCGGTGCTTTCGTCCTTGTAAGTGATGACACAGCGATAGTCGATGCCGGGCAGTTCCGCCATGACATTGGCCTTGACCGTGAGGATGTGGCTCTTGGCACCACTGAGGGCGTAGTTCGCGCCTGCGGTGATGGCGGTGCTGCTGTCGCCCACATACCACTTGACCGAGGTGACATTGGCTGTGGCGATCTGGTCGGCGGTGGTGCCGATGACATACAGACTGGGCGTCAGAACGAGGTTCTTCGTTTTCCAGTCGGGGGTGTAACTGCCGTTGTCGGGGTTATACATCTGAGTCTTGGCGAGGTTCGAGCCGATGTACCCCGTCAGCGTCAGTGCGTCATTGTAGTCGATAATGGTAAACTGACCTTGTGCTTTGCTCATGTGAGAAGCCTCCTTTAAAGTTGTTGTATCAGGAACGGGCACTCTGCCGGTTCCTGTTGTGGGTTCTGCGGTTGCCATAGTAAATTCCTCCGTTATAACAGGCTTTGCCTGGTCGTGGTGTCGATGAGGTCACAATAAAAAGTGGCGCGGACTTTGACATCCGCACCGGTGATGACCACGGACTTTGCGCCGCCGAAATGCTGCTCGTTCCAGACCTTGTCCGCTTCCGTATCCTCAGACACCCTTGTCCAGACAAACTGGTTGGCATCCAGCGTGTCGGTGATGTCCTCGTCCCAGGAGTACACCTTGGCGGAAAGCAGCGTTTTTACATTGCCGTTCTTGAAGATGTTCCCGTTGGACGAGATGATAACCAGCCGGAGCATTTTCTGCTCCTCAATGGTGGTAATGCGGTCGCTGACCTCGGTGACCTCCTTGCTGGTGGCGTAGGCACGAAGCACGACCTCGCCGCTCTCCAAGTCCCACCAGGACGAGCCGTCCTGAGACTGGATAACACCAGCCTTGATAATATTCGCCACCAAGGAGCCGGAGGTGATGAAGTCCGCTACGATCTGACCGTCTGCCGTGATGGCGGTTTCATAGGGTCCGTTGTAGCCGTTATGGGAAAATCCCAAGCCGCCCACATTCCACCGCCAGACATTCACGGCTTCGTCAATAGAGGGAGCGTCCAGAATGAGCAGCTCATAGGGCTGTCCGTTTTCCTCGGTGGTATGAATGACCACATAACCGCCGCTCTGACCGGTGATAAGCCCGGTGGCCTTGCCGATGGCGGTCTGGAGCAGCTTTGGAAAGCGTCCCACCGTGGATTCCACCTTGTCGACCGTGGACTGCACCTCGGAAATGGTGGTGATCATACTGGACTTGCTCTGACCGAGGGAAATGCTCACATACCGTTCGGCAAGAGTGTCGTATACGGTTTCGATGACCATAGCCGACACGCTGACACCCAGAAGCGAGTGCCGGATGGTGACGGTATCGCAGAGGTTGACCCGCTCCAGGAGTGCCGAATACTCCGGCTGTTTCCAGAGCGGTTCAAAGGACACCTTCACCGTGGGGATGGTCGCTCCCAGCGGATTTGCCTTGATATAGCTATTGGCTTTGGAACGGAGTGCTTCCTCCGTAATGGCGGCGTTCTCTCCGAACTGGTCAGAAAAGTCCAGAATGAGCGTTTTCGCCCGGACGATCTCCGAGGTCACAATGGGGAGCGTGACCTCCGGCAGCGTGACCACCGTTTCGGTGTCCGAGCCTTCCGGTGTGTATACGGCATACGGGAGCAGCGCAGTATACACGCCGCTGTTGTCTTCGTCCTGCTCCAATGCGGTGAGGTTCTTGCCGTATTCAATGATTACACCGGTCTTCTGCCCACGGTGCGAATGGAACTTCACCGTAAAGTTGTCCCACTCAAATTCGCCGTGCCATTGAGAAAGCATGGAGCCTTCCGTGCCGCCGAGACAGGCGCGGACGCTTTTCGGCTGCGTGACCGAGAATGCCTTTGCGTCCGAATAGTCCGTCCAGCCTGTGAAGCGTGTGTCTCCCGACAGAAGCTGCGAGAGGATGAGCTGCGGAGAGCGGCTCTCCGTGGAAAACGGCAGAATCGGAACATTGGCGAGGTCGTAGGAAATGTGCTGCCCGTAGATGGTGACGATACCGTTCAGCGGCTTCGTGATGCGGTAGATGCGAAATGCCTGGTCTGCGGCGGTGTCGTTTGGCTTTGCCTTGACGATGCACTCTTTGGTGATAAGCCCGTAGTGCTGACCGCTGATCGGATATTTCAGCAGGCATTCAAACACACCGTTTCGCTCCTCGGTGACCTCACAGGAGACAGTGTCCGTCAGCACACCAAGGCCGAACGAGCTGAAATCCGCAGTATTTGCGGCGTAGAGCACAGGGATCATAGACAGCACCACCTCGGAATGACTTCAATCCTCGTTACATCGCCGGTACAGTTGATGGTGCAAACACCCGACTTGAAAACCGGATATTCCGCGCCTTTGACGGTGTCGTTTTTGAGGGCAGTGCCTTTAAAGCAGTTCATCAGCTCACTGTCGATCTCGATGTACTCATCCAGATTGGAAATCATCATACCTCGACCTTGGGGCTGTATCATTATTACCACCGTACCGCTGCCATAGAGCTTAATATACGGTCGGCTCTCAAAAGCAGTGGGATTTGTAATCGTCAGTTCGGATGCGTCTACTGTCACTGTCTGCTGTCCCGCAAAGCTATACTTGAAGGGTTTGCAGTTGAAGGTCACGGTAAAGCAGCCGATTTTATTCAGCTGTTCCTCAATGTCCAGATTGCCGGAGATAACACCGTAGCGAAAATACTCCGCATCGTAGGAGTCGGTCAGCTCATGGTATCTGTCCGGCTCGGAGTACAACCAGCCTTTGATGTTCCGTAGAACACCGGCAAGGGCGGCGGTATTCTTACGTGCCAGGAACACCGTGTAGGTCACCTTGATGTTGGAAAATCGGCGTTTGGGATTGATGATGTCACCGCTTCTGCCGGGAATGGAAATGAACTCCGCATCGTACTCCGGTGCGGAGAACACATCCTTCTTCTCGATATGCAGACCGAACTCAGCGGAACTGCGGCCGTTGTAGGTGAAATAGGTCATGCGAATACCACTCCTTTCCGCTGGGCGAACTGGTTCGCCGTTTCCATGACTTCGTTGGTGAGTTGACGGATATCCTCACTGCTGTAATTGTTGAAGGTGGCGATGTTCAGAGCGATGGTGAAAGCGGACGCCGCCTTGCCGAACACGCCGTCCACGGCGGAGCGAATCGAGCCGTTCACATCAAAGTCGGTTGGCAGAGCCGTCTGCATATCGTGAGCGAGGTCGCCCATGACGCCGTTGATGTCCTCCGCCATCCCTTCTGCGGCTTTGACCGCTTCATCGCCGTTGTCGTCAATGGAGCCAGCCAGACCCTTGACCAGCATTTCACCGACCCATGCCATCTCCTTCGAGGGCGAATGGATACCAAAGAAATCGCAGATGCCGTCCCAGATGGAGGAGATCCACCCGGACACCTTGTCCCACAGCCACGAGGCAAGCTGGGTAATACCGCTCCACAGTCCCTTGACGATGTTGCCGCCGATCTCCACGATTTTGTACATCAGAGAGCCAAAGGCTTTCACGATGCCCGCAATGATCTGCGGCACGGCCTTGACGATCTCCACGATGATAGTGGGCAGATTCTCGATGAGGGACACGAATAGCTGTACGCCTGCCATGATGATTTTGTCGATATTCCCGACCAGTGCATTGACGATGCCGGAGATGATTTGCGGAATCGCCTGCACGATGGTCGTGATGATCTGCGGCAAAGCCTGTATCAGCGAAATCAGCAGGTCGATGCCCGCTTGAATAATGAGCGGTATTGCATTCAGCACGGCAGTGATGATTCCATCAATGATTTTCGGGATTGCTTCCACGATTGCCATAATGATATCCGGCAAGGCAGTCACCAGCGAAGTCAGAAGCTGAATGCCTGTTTCGATGATCTGAGGAATCGAATCCAGTAAGAAGGTAATGATACCGTTGATGATCTCCGGTAGAGCAGCAATCAGCACAGGCAGTGCGTCCAATAGTCCCTGGGCAAGTCCTGTGATAAGCTGCAAGGCTGCATCCAAGAGCATCGGCAGGCTGTCCACCAGTCCTTGTACGATGGTGACGATAGCCTGCACCGCTGCCGGAATGAGCGTGGGCAGCGCATCCGCAATGCCGGTCACCAGAGTGGACACCAACTGAACCGCAGCGTCAATAAGCAGGGGCAGATTCTCAATCAGCGTGTTCACGATGGTCATAAGTGCGGACACCGCCGCCGGGATAAGCTGCGGAAGCAAAGAAAGCAGCGTTTCCAGCACCTGCGAGAACAGCTCAGTGACCGCTTCCAGCAGTGTGGGCAGCAGTTCACCCACAGCCGTCAGCAGAGCGTCCAGCGCCGTGGGCAGAGCCGCCACGATGTTCTCAATGACCGGGGTGATGTTTGCCACCACGGTCTTGAAGGCATCCACCATGTTGTTGCACAGCAGCTCCATGTCAGCGTCCGCATCACCAAAGCCTACAATGAGGTTCGACACGGCGGATTTCAGTGCATTGACAGAACCGGAAATGGTGGCTTCCGCTTCCTTGGCGGTCGTACCCGCAATATCCATACTCTCCTGCATGACATGAATGGCTTCCACCACATCTGCGTAGGAGGAGATGTCATACTTTACGCCGGATATCTTCTCCGCATCGGCAAGCAGTCGCTCCATTTCCTGTTTTGTGCCTCCGTAGCCCAGCTTGAGGTTATCGAGCATCGTATAGTTCTGCTTGGCGAAACCCTGGTAGGCATTCTGAATGGAGGACATATCCGTACCCATCTTGTTGGCGTTATCGGACATATCCGTGATTGCCATATCCGCATACTTTGCGGCTTTCTCGGTATCGCCGCCGAGAGACTGGATCAGGCTTGCGGAAAAGCCCGTGACCGTCTCCATGTACTCGTTGGCGGAAAGACCGGCCGTTTTGTATGCATTGGCGGCATACCGCTGAATCTCCTGCGAGGAGTCCTTGAACAGAGTGTCAACACCGCCGACCAGCTGCTCGTAGTCTGCATAGGCGGCAATGACCTCTTTGCCGAGCTTCACAGCGGCGGCACCTGCAGCAACAGCCACGGCACCGAGTGCCACACCTACGGTTTTGAGGACCTTGCCGAAGCCTTCAAACTTACTGCCTGATTCCTCCGCAGCCTTGCCGCCCTCCTTGATGGCTTTCTCGTTTTCGTCCAGCTCACGGTTCATATCGTTGAGGGCGGCTTCGGCATTGTTGAGTTGGATCTGCCAGTT